AATGCACCATCAGGCACCGCAGGTAACGCTATATCCTTTACCCAAGCAATGACGCTTAATGCATCCGGTAATTTATCAATAGGAAACACTAATGATACATATAAACTTGATGTTAGTGGCCCAGGAAGGTTTGTTAGTAATATATATGTTAATAGTGCTGCATATAGTACAAATTATTTTTCATCATTAAGGTCAGATGGAAGCGCAAATGGAATACTTCAGTTAGGAAATAATAATATTAACTATATTTTAGCAGGTAATACGGCAGCAGGAGGTTTCTTAGCAATTAGAGTAAATGTATCATCTGAAAATATTACATCAGGTTCTGAAGCAATGCGCATCACTTCGGGTGGCAACCTCCTTGTGGGAACTACGGTTGACAATGGTAGTAAGTTTCAGGTTAGTGGTGCTGCAACTTTTAGTAGCAGTATTACTACTCAATCAAATGTAGTTTTATCAGGAGATTTAAGGTATCAATCTAATGCAGGGTTTGGAATTGTATCTCAAAATGGCAGTAGGTTAGTTGAAGTATATAATGGGTTATTTGCGGTAACCGGTGCTGGCACGTTTAGCAGTAGTGTAACGGCAGCAACATTTTATACTCCAAATGGAGGTGACTTTGGTTGGGGAGATGGAAGTACGTTTATAGATGGTGACTCATCTAATCAATTTATAAGATTTATTATAAATTCAAGTGAACGTGCAAGATTTAATCCATCAGGCAACCTCCTTGTGGGAACTACGACTGATGTTGCATCTTCAAAAGTAACTATTTCATCAACTACTCAAGGCTTCCTACCACCTCGGATGACAAATGCCCAAAGAACGGCAATAAGCAGTCCTGCGGTCGGATTGATTGTGTATTGTACTGATATGGTTGAGGGATTGTATGTTTACAAATCCACAGGATGGACATTCGTAATTTAAAAATTTAAACAAATATAAAAATGGCAAAACAAATCTCACCTGTCAATGTATGGGTAAATGGCGAAAGCAAATCAGCAGAGTATTTTCAAGTGACTTGCATCAATGACAATTACGAAAGCAGTGCTACGAACTATTGGCAGTTGTTCACCAAGAACGTAGATGCCGAAGGTGTTGAATCTCAAGGTGAGCAAGTTGCTCAAGGTAATCTCACGATTCAGGGCGAGGACTACGTTTTGTGGGGCGATCAACCCGCAATGGCGATTAACGCTTGGATTTACAATTGGAGTGCTGAGAAACTTAATCTCACAATTATTTAGTAAATTTGAATCTAAATTTTAAACTATGACACTTACAGAACTGAAAGCAGCTGCCTACGATTTATTGGCAAATTTGGAACACTTGCAAAAGCAACTCCAAGAGGTTAACCAAAAGATTGCAGAGGAACTCCAAAAAGAGAAGCAAGAGAATGGATAGCAAAAGCGTAGGAATGTGTGTAGCGACTATACTGATTAAGGTGTGGGCAGATATTGCCCTCTCCGAGGTCGGTGTAGTCGTTGCTATTTTCGCAGGGTTAACAACCATAGTTTACAATTTAGTAAGGCTTTATAAAGAATTGAAAAAATGATAAAAAATTTCATTTGGAGTCTTTTGGCAGAAGATGGGAAACTTAGTAGCAAACGCTTCGCAGGTATCCTATCAACCTTGTTCCTTTGCATCACCTTGCTTTGGAATAGTTTTAGCGAGGAGCATATCGCACCATCAACAATACTTGTTGAGTGCGTGACTGCGGTCGCAATAGGTGCTTTAGGTATCTCTGCTGTGCAGACAATATTTAAAAAGAAAGAAGATGGCAGTAGCGAAAAAGAAGGATAATCCAAAGGTTGCTTTAAACCCAATAACCAGCATAGTCAGCTTTGAACAGTTCAAGAAGAGTCCTGTGGCAGCTGTTGCGTTCCTGTGTATATGCGGAATGTCTTTCCTGTACTACAGGGGGGAGTCTGAGAGGGAGAAAATGTGGAATATTGTAGCGACTCAGAATGAGAAGATTAGAAAGTCTGACAGCACCTCTGCTGCTGCCTTGTCTCAAATTCAAATACTAAAGAAACTTAAGCAAATCCCTGAATGATTAAGAATCTATACATAGCGTTTACAACAATAGCTTTAGGCTACCTTCTGACGAAGGAACCAGATGTTACTCCTGTAACTGAGAATATTGTTGATGAATCTTCTCTGCGTGCTGACAGCTTGAAGTCTTTCTTGACGGCTTCGGACAACGCTATTTCCACAAAGATTGAGAAGACTGCGACTACAATAGTCAGCCTAAAGGAAGAGGTTTCTGAACTTAAGGGAGTTATAAAACAAAAAGAACTACAAATAAATGAACTCAAGGGTACTATTTCTGAGTATACTTCTAACATTGGTGACAAGTTTAGCGTACTCGCAGCATCTGAGGAAGCTGGGAAGTGACACATTTGTCGTAATGACACTTAGTCAAGGTAAGAAGATGAACGAAAACTTTACTGCTTTAAGAGATAGTGTAAGGTTTTTAGGTGTTAGGTACGACTCTGTTGTCTCAAGGTTTGTAGTAGAAAAGCGTGTATCAATAGACTCTGTAAGTATTATGACTCAAAGGTATACTCAATCAAAGGATATGCTTGATTCTCTTCAGTACAAGTTCAACTACAATAAAGCACTTATAGACGCAAGAGAGAAGGGTTGGGCAAAGGATAAATCAACATACCAATTTTTTATATTTGCACCATATGTGCTATTGTTGATTCTAAATATTATTAACTTATGAGATACTTACTTTTACTAATTTTATTTATTGCTTGCAACCCAGTTAAGCAGGTTTTGCGTGACCAAGATAAGTTAGAGGAGGTCGCTAAAGTAGTAGTTAAGGGAGGTTGGTGCGCTAACGATACTACATTTATAACTAAGTCCGATACGCTAATAGAGCTAGATACTTTAGTACGAATAGATACCGAAACGATTACGGAAATACTAAACGATACCGTATACGTTACTAATTGGAGAACTAGAGATATACTAAAGTCTACTACGATACACGATACGATTAAGTCCTTTATACTAGATAATGCTCGTATAAAGCTATTACAGGCTGATAGCGCTGCCTTAACTATAAATATGAACGAGTATAAGAGAAAGGCTGATAGCCGATTATCTTGGCTCGTATCGCTTTTAATTATTGTTTTAGTTTATTTATATTTTAAAATAAAGAAATGAAACTATCGGAACATTTAGATCTATCGGAAGTAGTAAGATCGGAATCCGCTAAGCGTAAAGGGATTTCTAATATGCCTACGTCTGAACATATAGCTAATTTTAAGCTATTAGCGGAAAAAGTATTTCAACCAATTAGGGAGCATTTCAGATGCCCTATTATTATTTCCTCCGGTTATAGGTCGAAGGAGCTTAATGCGGCGATTGGCGGCTCATTAACATCGCAACATTGCCAGGGCGAAGCGATTGATATCGACATGGACGGCACTCCGCACGGGGTTACAAACCGTATGATATTCGATTATATAAAGGATAACCTAAGCTTCGACCAATTAATATATGAGTTTGGGGATTCTAATAACCCGGATTGGGTGCACGTTTCCTACGAAAGTACCGGGAAGCAACGTAAACAAATTTTACGAGCTTCTAGATCTAACGGAAAAACGGTATACTCGAACTATTAAAAGTGTGAGATTATATTTCCTAAAATACGTTTAGCGCGTTTATCTCTATCGTAAGCGGCTCGGCACTTCTTACACTTACTTTCCCTGAGATCGGTCATTAGGGGGTTTGCCGGGAATAGTTCGCGCGGTTTAGCTACTCCGCAGTACTTACACGTTTTCAAATTCGAAATATTTGACATCTAGTTTTTTTAGGTTTTTATATAAATATAGCTCCGCTTCCTTACGCTCTTCTAGCGTATAAAATAAGGCTATATTAATCGAAGTAGTAAAGGAGTATTGCAGCTCCCCCATTATTACCTGGTAGTTAAAATATGCCGGGTAACTACCGTAGATAAAATAGACTTTAATAGCGTAGTAGTTACTTGATGTACGTGCCGTCAGGGTTCTCATTAGGATTTCTTTTATATTCGTAAAGAGGGTAGAAGCGATCGAAAGAATGCGCGTGTTGCCAAAAACCCGGGAATAGCTCGAAAAATAAACGACCGCCGAAGTAGCGCCATCTTACGTTCTTTCTAGCTTGGTTCTTCTCTATATATTCCGCTATATTATGAGTAGTTTTCATATATTATAATAAGAGTTATAAAAGTCTTCCGCTTCGCTTAGAGCTTCTTCTTTAGATATATCTATAGTACCGTTCCAATAAGCGTCTTTTAGTTGTTCTTTCTCGAGCGCTTTCGCTTCCGCTATATCGTTCTGAGTTAGATACCCTTGCCTATGATGGTATCTTAGAGCTAACCATCCTACTGCCGTCTGAGTTGTTTCCATTTTGGAAACTGCTGTTTGTTGTGCCATAGTTTATAGTTTTTCTATTTCTTGTTTTACTTCTCTCCAATAAACTGCACCTTCATAATTCTGCGTTATATTCATTATATGTCTTATCTCTTCTACTGCTATCAATACAAGTTCTTTAGCAAATGTTTTACTTACAACCTTTGACATATATGTTAAAACTAATGCTGATGCTTTTTCTTTCGGTTCCATAGTTTATTTTTTATAGGTTATTTATCCTCAATATTTATATAGCCTACAATTACTCCGAACCCCGTAAATGCTGAAATAGTATAAATAATCTCAGCCTTACCTATCGGACTCCAGTTACAGGTTATAGCTTTATAAAAGCATCTAATTTCTCCGATTAATAACAAAGCTGAAATGGTAAAAACAATAGTAAATTTTTTCATATTTTATTTTTTAAATTATACCGTAGAGATCGTTTAGCTTACGTTCTTCGTATCGTTTTTTCTTATATACGCTTTCGCAATCCTTACAGTAGATCGCCATTTTATCTAACTTAGCGTTAGATTTATTATACTTAGATCTATCTTTTACTTCCTTACAGCGAGGGCATTGTTTTGAGTCTTTCATAATTTTCGTTTAAATATAAAGTAAATTTCGTTAACGATATAGAAGCCTATCATAATAGGTAAGGCTACTAGAATAAAGTATACTACTTCTAATATTAACTTAATATTTTTCATCTTTCTTTTATTAAGGTTTCTACTATATCTTCTAGCTTATCTCGTTGATCCGGAGTAAGTAAAGCTATCCTATCTACTATAGCCGGGTACTGTAAAGGATCCGATAGTATCTCTACTTTAATCGCTTCTCTTACTCCTACGCCGAAGTGCGGATAGGTTATTACGTCGCGTAGAACCCAGTCTAATTTATCGCGGTAGCCTTTAAATATAATAGCTCCTCTAGTATTAGGCGCAGATCTAATAAAGTCATCTATATACTCCCTAGAGGCTCGTATATGATGGATAGCGGATATTATACTACTCCCCATCTTCCGGAAGTATTACGGATCTAACCCAGCCATTTTTACGAAACTCCTCTACGGTTATACGTAGTATTAGTACGGCTTCTTCGCTATATATCATAGCGTCTATTAATTCTCCTAAGAGCTTATGGCGCTCGTTAGTATTTAATTCGGTCCATTTAGGCAAAAGCACTTGGGGCATATTGATTGCGTTTTAATTGTTAGCGTATACTTTGATCGACAGAGCCGGCAGGTCATCCATATCGGTGGTAGGCTCCGGATCTTTTTCTTTATAGAAGTTACCGTATTTTTCATACTGCCAAATTTCGTAAGGAGTTACCGGCAAAACTGATCCTGAAGTTGTCCTACTATCCATAATAGAGTTAATATTACTGCCCATCTTAGAATTGTTTTAGGTTTCATAATTATTAGTTTTTTTTATCGTTATAGAACTCCGCGCAAGTATCGCATACTACTAGATCCTCCTCGGTATAAACTAGAGCGTAGGTTTCTCCGCAGTCGCATTTAGAGAACTTATTAATACATACCGGCTCTATCTCGCTAATAAATTCGGCTTCCCAGACTCTTATATATCTTTTCATATAATTAGTTTAAGGCATTACTATAATCCTAGTTATAGATTTATTTTCTTCTTTAATTTTACTTACGCAATCGGATAGCTTACCGTTAAGCATTACTACTTGATTAGATATTTTACCGTCTACTATAGAGAAGACTTTAAGAAACCATAAGCCGGTACCTCTAGGCTTTTTATTATGAGATAACTCGTATTGTTCGGTAGCTATTTGTACTTGCATTTTTTCGTATTTAGGTTATTATCTAAAGGAGGTGTAGGATGACTCGCCCCGAGAGATAATTAGTTAATTAAAAAAACCTCTCCGCCTCTAAAATCGTACATTGTTCTAATTGCGTTTTTTTCTTTTAAAGAAGAGATAAGCTCCCTTACTTCTGAAAATGTAAATTTGCTATATACTACAAAATTATTTTCGTACTCGTAAGGAGCGCCGCAATGATCGTTATCTGCGCTCTTAATAAGATCTAAAATAAATTGCTCTGAATCGGTAAAGGTTTGTTTAGTGTTCATTTTTTTTCGTTTTTGATTTGATAGAGCAAATATAGACATATATATATTACGAAAATCAATTTTAGAAATATTTTTTAAATTATTTTTTATTTCGGGAAAACCCTATATTTGCATTTCATCAAACAATTAAAATAAAATGGAACGACTTAAACCCGGGCGTAAGAAGCTACCGGAAGAACAGAAAACTAAAATGGTATCCGCCTACTTAAAGGAATCCGAAAAGAAAGCTATCGTAAAAAAATACGGATCCTTAACGAAAGCCGTAAAAGAGTTAATTATTCCTAATCTTTAAAATAAAACAAGTATGAATCAGATCGTAAAATCAACGACGGACGCGCTAAGTATCGGAGAAACTTTCTTTAAATCCGGGATGTTTGCCGATATTAAGAGCGCGCAGCAAGCGGTAGTTAAGATTATGGCGGGAGCCGAGATGGGTATATCTCCCTTCGCCGCAATGGGGGGGATCCATATAATTCAAGGTAAGCCTACGATAGGAGCCGGATTAATGGCAGCCCGAGTTAAAGGCTTCGGTAAGTACGACTACCGGGTAGTAGAGCATACCGATAAAGTCTGCGCTATAGAGTTCTTAGAGAAGCTTCCGGCTAACGGATTAAAATCTCTAGGTATATCTACCTTTACGATAGAAGACGCTCGTAAAGCCGGTACTAAGAACCTAGAGAGATTCCCTAAAAATATGCTTTTCGCCCGGGCGATGTCTAACGGCGTAAAGTGGTATACTCCGGATATATACGAATCTCCCGTATACGTACCCGAAGAGATGGAAGCCGTAACCGAAGACGCTCCCTCTATCGAAGTACCTAAGAAGAAAGTACTAACGCCGGAGCAATTCGATAAACTTTGCGCCGGAATCGAAGCTAAACAACTAGCCGCCGGTACGGATCTTAGCCTCTACGATTGGGCGCTAGAAAACGTAGAACTAAACGAAGGACAGCGCCTGCAGATCGACGTATGTAATAAACCTCAAAATTTCGTACTATGAACAACCTAACCCCCCAACAAGCCGGATGGATTACACTAGCGGATATTAAAGCTACTCTATTTAAAGATCTAGAAAGAGCGGAGCTACAGGTACAAGAATATATTAACGGTATAGAAGGTAATCCGCTAGACGTAGTACAATCGAATATAAAGAACGCTAAGACGGTTTTAGCGGACGCTAAGGCTAAGCGCCTAGAGTTTACTCGATTAATCGACGAGAAGCTTACCGCGCCTTCTATGCTCTACGAAAAGCGTATGCTAGATAATATAGCTACCGCTTCGACCTACGAGCTAGAGCTACGTAAACTCGAAGAGTCGCGAGTAAATAACGAGCAGGCTTTTCTTAACGAGGTATCCGCGTATCGTACGCATATCGTTAACGAGTGGTTTCGTATCGCCGCCGAGTATCGTAATAACCTAGAGAAAGGAGTACGCGAAAGCTATACGAACTGCCTACGCGATAGACACGACGTGCGCCTTATACCGGATATGGTTCGTAATACCGGAGAGATTATAGCCGGGTTTAAATTACCCCCGTTTAATAAGTTTAACCGCGTATTAATAACGGACGGACAGGCTAAAGAAATCTACGATAGTATAGAAAAATACGATCCGTCTAGCGATCTAAAACGGATTACGGCTACTATCGAAGACGTATGGGCCACGTATCCTTTCGATCTAGCTAACGCCGAAAACGCTATTAAGGCTCTAGAAGAAGCTACCGCTAAAAAAGAAGCCGAAACGCTAAACGCTATCGCTCTAGAAGTAGCTACTAATACTCTTATAGCCCAAGCCGAAACGGTAGTAATAGATACGCCTAAAGTAAAGCGAGAGATAAAAATAATCGTAATAGAATCCGAAGAGTGGGCTAAAACTATTATACTTAACTTCGTACGCCTTCTTCCTAACCTAGCTCCGAAACTCCGCGTAAAATCTTGGGGGAAGCTATCTATAGGACAAATGGCGGAAGCTTTAAATAAGTATCTAAACGAAACCGGAGAAACTATTAACGGCTTAAAAACGGAAGAAGTATGCAAGTAACTAACGTACAGTACTATAAAGGCTACGACTTCGAAAAGTACCAAGCCTTAGAAGGCAATTCCTATAGCTCTATTAAAGGCGGTACTTTTAAGTCTACTCCTAAAATGAGGTTAGGTACCGCCGTACATAACTTTCTACTAGAGCCGGAGAAATACGATAATTCTAACCGCGATTTAGTTTACCCTATCGCTAACGTAGTAGCGCAGAATCTAGGAGATATACTACCCTTCCTAGATACGGAGCTATCCGTAACCTGCGATATGTCATACGAAGGCTTTACGATGCCCTATAGAGGTCGCGTCGATATGGTACGCTGCGGTAAAGTCGTAGTAGATCTTAAAGTAAGCGAGATACCTCTAAGCCGGTCGGTAGCGTTCTTCGGATACGCTAAGCAATTAACCGGGTATTGTCTAGCTACCTCCTCCGATTACGGTATTATAATACGCGTCTGCCCTAAAACCTATAAAGTAGAAAAAACCTCTATACGTAAAGACGTAGCGTGGTGGGAGCAAAAAGTACTAACGCTAGGTATACCTAGTAATATCTATAACCATACCGGCTCTGGTCAACCGGCTTTATAATTATGAGCACACTTTATACGGGATCTATTTGCGTATCGGATATTCCGAAAGAGAAGCTAACGCAGGCTAAAAACGGTAAGCTTTACCTAAACCTCGACCTTTGGGTTAACGACGAGAAAGACCAATACGGAAATATTGGCTCTCTATCCGTACGTCAAACTAAGGAAGCTAGAGAAGCTAAGGAGAAGAAAGTCTATATCGGTAACTTTAAACCGCTAGAAAAGACCGCTCCGGAGCCTCCTACGGCGCAAGCTTACGATGATTTACCTTTCTAAACTACGAAGTAGGTCGGTATAGATTTACCGACCTATTTTTTAAACTAAACACAAAATGAATAGATTTGACTTTAATACTATAATAAATTTCGACGATCATATAGATAAGAGTATACCTAACTACGATTTACTTATAAGCGCGACGCAAAGTATTAGCGAGTATTTTTTTATTAAAGGCGCTAACGTCTACGACCTCGGTTGCTCTACCGGCAAACTCCTAAAGTCTATAAAAACGACTTGTAAGAAAATAGGATACGATTACTCTACCCTACTTCCTTCTTCGACTAATAGCGAGAGATTCGAAAACGTTAATCTTAACGAGAGCTTCGAATTAAAAAACGCTTGTCTAGTTTACTCGATCTTTACGATGCAGTTCCTAGATCCTAATAAGCGCTTAGACTATCTAAGAAATATCTACGAAGGATTAAACGAAGGAGGAGCTTTAATTATCTGCGAGAAGGTATACCAAGACTCCGGAAAATTTCAAGACATACTAGGTTTCTCCCATTACGACTATAAGCTTAATAGCTTTACTTCGGAAGAGATACTAAGTAAAGAAAGAGATCTACGGTATATAATGAAGCCTAATACCGAAATAGACCTAAGCTCTCTTATAGATAAATCCGGGTTTAAAGAAGTAACTACTTTCTGGCAGATGTTTAATTTTAAGGGTTATCTAGCAATAAAGTAATTAATATGAGAAGATTTATATACGATCTAGATTTCGTAAAGCGTCAGGAGTCTTTAAAACTATTTAACGTCGTTTCTCTTTTCGCCGGAGGAGGAGGTAGTAGTACCGGGTATAGGTTAGCCGGAGGTAATATACTAGCTATAAACGAATTTATACCTGCTGCTCAGATCGCGTACGCTAGAAACTATCCTTCTACGTATATCTTTAAAGAAGATATACGTAAGCTAACCGGAGATATGATACTAAATAAAATAGGCTTAAATAAAGGAGAGTTAGATATACTAGACGGATCTCCGCCTTGCTCTAGCTTCTCTACCGCCGGACTAAGAGAAGAAGGATGGGGTAGAGAAAAAAAGTACTCCGATTCCGCGCAACGTACGGACGATCTATTTTTCGAGTTCGCACGTATACTAAAGGATATACAACCTAAAGTATTTATCTGCGAAAACGTTAAAGGTATAACTCTAGGAGCCGCTAATAATTTACTAGGATCTTCGCAGATAGATATTTTCGAAGATGCTCCGGATACGATATTTAAAGCTCTAAGCGAAGCCGGTTATAAAGTACGCTTTAAAGTTCTTAACGCTAAAGATTTCGGAGTACCTCAATCGAGAGAGCGTACGATCTTTATAGGAGTTAGAAAGGATTACGATATACCTATAACGTATCCGATTAATAAAACGGATTATAAATACGTTACTACGGAAGACGCTTTTAGATATTTATTTCAGACGGAAGAAGAGATAAAAGAAACTAATATCGAGAAGTATGCGATTTACGCGCAGTCTATAATACTAGATAAAGGAGAACAGTCTAATAAATACTTTAGCTTAGTAAAGCTAGATCCTAGTTCTGTCTCGCCTTGCCTTACCGCTACCGCCGGGAGTATCGGAGCGGCTAGTGTAATACATTGGGATAACCGGAAACTAACCGTAAAGGAAGCTATACGCGTTAGTTCTTTCCCGGATGATTACTATTTAGGAGAAACCTACCAACAGAAGATAGAAAGGCTAGGGAGAGCCGTACCGCCTTTAATGATGCGCGGAGTAGCCGAGCACGTTTACAATACTATATTAAAAAAAATTAAATATGACTTATAAAGAAAGATATCAGAAAGCCCACGAAGAGTACTTTAAGATTAAATACCCTAACGCCTATAAAGACGGTTATTATTTAGATCCTAAGGTACCTAAAGTAGATAGCGCGAACGGGTTAACTACTTTTATTTGTAATTACTTAGCGTGGTTAAACCATCGAGCGACGCGTATTAACGTTTCCGGAAGACTAGTAGACGGAGTAGAGAAGCAACCTAGCGGAGCTAAAATAGGAGTAAAGAAGTGGATACCTTCATCTACCCGTAAAGGCACTGCCGATATATCCGCTACGATTAAAGGTAGATCGGTTATGCTAGAAATTAAAGTAGGATCGGATAGACCTAGACCGGATCAGTTAACCGAACAAGCGAGAGAGCGCCGCGCCGGAGGTATATACGAGTTTATTAAAACGCCGGATGAGTTCTTCTATTTATACGATTATATAGTATCTTTATAAGCTCTAAAAGTCAAATCACCTACGTATGGACATTAAAATATTTCACGACATATTTAATATGGGGCTTACTCCTATTCCTATTAAGTGGGATACCGAAAGTAAAGACGCGCGGATATATCCGGAACATAAAACGGATATTAGAAACGGTAGCGACCGCCCCGACCTAGACGATATTACTCGTTGGTTTAATAAGATACAAGACGCTAACGGTATGGCTCTAAAACTATACCCCCCGTATTTTATGTTCGACTTCGATCTAAAAAACGATAAGCGTAAAAATATCTTCGACGAATTTCTTAAAACCGTACGCGCCCTAAACGAAGACGTACTACGTAAAGTATGTATCGAGTCTACTAGATCTAACGGCTACCACGTTTACGCTAAGTATAGTAAGATAACTAATAAGCGTATGCTCGCGCTCTCCGAAGAAGGTCGGGAAGTAATAGCTATATATACCGGCGGACTACTTAGCTTCTGCGCTCCTACCCCCGGGTACGAGTTTATCCATAACGAGTTCGACGATATCGAAGAACTAACTAGCGACGAGTTCGATACGCTATGCTCTATCGCTTCATACTTTAACGCCTATACGAAAGGCGACGAACTAACCCCGGAAGCTAAGATTATAGAGTACCCTTCCGAATACGAAGCGATAGCTTTAAAATTCGATAGCGACGCTACCGACGACATCTTTATAGAACTTCTTAACTCCCTAGATTTATACGAAGTAAAAGATAAACGCCTATTTAGTCGTAAGAAGTTTACTCCCTACCTTCGAAAAGGATCTAACGCGACCTACTCCGCTAAAGTCTATTTCGGTAGTAAGAAGCTTTTATTAATGTCCGCCTCCTTCGTCGACTACCCTAACTTTCATACTAAGATTAACGAAAACGATACGTCTTGGGTTCTTACTCCTACCCGGATAATATACTATAAGTCTAAACGGGATTGGCGCCTTACGATAGATACGATAGAAATGATCTGCGCGGATAACGATATAGACCTATCTCCGAAGCTAGATATAACTAACGTAGCGATAAACGATAAAGCCGCCTTCCCGTACGATATATTCCCGGAAGAAATACAAGGGTTTATAAGATCGCAAAGAATACAACACGAATATCTAGCCGGTTCTATTCTAGCCGCTTTATCTACCGCTATAGGAAACTCTACGATACTAAGTCCTTTCGACGGGTATATAGTTAAACCTATTCTCTATATGGCGATCGTAGCTCCTCCCGGAGCCTCTAAAACTCCGGCGCTTACTAAAGCTTTTAAACCTATCGAAGAGTACGATAACGAGCTTTATAAGAGCTACGAGCTACTTCTTAAAGATTATAACGATAGACTAGCCGAGTACGATAAGAGTAAGAAGAAAGGAGAAGAGAAGCCTCTAAAGCCTTCTTTCCCGCAAACGATTATAAAAGACTCTACGATAGAAATGGTCGTTAAAATACTATCCTTTAATAAAGGAGGCTGCGCTCTCGTAGCGGACGAGTTAGTCGGTTTCTTAAATAGAATGAATCAATATAAATCCGGTGACGAAGTACAGAAATGGCTTTCTATGTGGTCCGGCGATTCTATACTACTACAACGTATAACGCGCGACGAGAATAAGGTAGAAGAACCGTTTTGTACTATCGTAGGAGGTATACAACCGGGCGTGCTAGAATCGCTAAGCCGGGACGATAATGCCCATAACGGGTTTTATCATAGGTTTATTTTCGTATACCCGGAGCCGCAACGTAAAACGGAGTGGGAACAGATAACCGTACCGAAGCACGTTAACGATAGCTTTAGAAAGATATTTATAGATCTTATAAACCTCCGAAAGGAAGAGAAGGCGATATACTACCTATCGCCGGAAGCTAACGACCTATATAAATCGTGGTTTGATAATAAGAATAAAAAGTATAACGTAGCTACGAGCGACCATATTAAAGGGATTATAGCTAAATATCAGGACTACTGCCTACGCTTCGCCCTAATTATACAAGTAGCCGAAGATCTAGGTAATCGTAGCTACGAGATACGTTTAGCCTCTATAGAAAGAGCTATACGGCTTACGGAGTACTTTCTATCGAATATGCATAAAGCTTTAAAACTACTAAACCCGGATAACCCGGTAGAAGCTCTTATAGGAGTAACGGAAAAACTATATAAGCAACTCCCGGCGAACTTTACTACTAAAACGATAGTTACAATCGGAACAAGTTTAGGTATGAAAGAATCTACGGTAAAGGTATTTTTAAAGCGAAACGTCGGTAAACTCTTCGAAAAGATAGAAAGAAACACGTACGAGAAGGCTTTTTAGTTACAAAGTTACAGCAAAGTTACAACGGCTGTAACTTTCAAACCTAGTGTAGGAGCGGGTTATAGGTCAAAGTTACAAAGTTACATACTTACTAAGAAGTAAAAAATACTTATATTATATATATATATATAATACGTATATAGGTATTTAGAGATAGAGATACCGAAAAACCTGTAACTTTGTAACTATCACTATAACTCGCTAGAAATCAATGACTTAAAAGTTACAATCGGTGTAACTATTCTGTAACTATTGTAACTTTCGAAATATTTATCTAATTATTTATAATTTTATACTACGAAAAACTCTAAAGACATAATAGCCGAGCTTTATATATCTAACGACCTACGGGTATGTTTATCGCGTATCCGCCCGATAGATATACAGGAGGAGGTATTACAGCATACTTTCGAGGATCTCCTCTCTAAGCCGGAAGAATTTATTATAGATCTCTATAATAGAAATAAATTAAAGGCTTACGTCGCTAAAATGCTCGTTAATATGGTCCGATGGGAAAGAGGCTCGTTTAGGAAGCTAGAGGCGAAGGAAACGTACTTAGAATCGCTACCGGACGTAGTAGAGGAAATAGAAGTAGAGGTAATTGTAGTACCTTTACATAGAATCCATTGGTACGAAGCTAAAATACTAGAACTATACGCAGAACTAGGTACGTATCGTAAGGTAGCCGAAGCGACGGGCATACCGCATATTTCGATATACCATACGGTACAGAACGCTAGGAAGAATATTAAAAAATTTATAGATATATGAACTCCCGAGATATAGCTATAGGTTTAGTAGAACGGTTCGAGGAGTACGTTCACGGGCCAGTTAGGTATAACGCTAAAGAATGCGCTAAGATCTGCGTAGATATACTTATAGAAGCTAATATATTCCCGGATAACTTATTATGGTTAGAAGTAAAAAATAAAATAAAAGAAATATGAAAGAACTAGAGTACCTCTACGAGAGAGTAAAAATCGGAATCGATGCCCACGCTTCGGATATCGAAATAGAGAAATTTATAGCATTAGCTAAGGAGATTAACCCCGAGTTAGATTGGGCGGTTAGAGGCTGCCAATCCTGCGTTAACGAGCTAGTACGGTTCGTATTCGAAAACTATAAAAACGAAGAAAATGCCGACTAAGAAAGGAAGAGGAAAATATATAGAAAGCCCGGAAGTACTATGGGAGCTATTCGAGGCGTATTGTAAAGACGCTAAAAGTAAGCCGTTTATCGTTACAGATTGGGTAGGAGGAGCCGGAGTACAGGTAGATCGTAAGAAGGAAAGACCTCTAACGATGGAAGGCTTTAGTATCTTCTGTTGGGATAAGATAAGCCAGATTAAAGACTATTTCGCGAATACGGGAGGAAATTATACCGAATATTTACCTATCTGCGCGCGTATAAAGGAAGCTATACGAGAAGATCAGATAGGCGGAGGTATGGCAGGTATCTATAACCCGTCGATAACGCAGCGCCTTAACGGACTCGTAGAGAAGACTCAAACGGACGTAAAGGTAGAGCAAGGTTTATTTCCGGACGTTAAACCTGAGTAATGGCTTTTATACGTACTACCGCTATTAATAAGATCTTAAAGCTTAGGCGCTTCGTTAGAGGCGTACAAGGTGGTACTTCTGCCGGCAAAACGTACGCTATACTTCCTATACTAATAGACGTAGCGGCTAAATCTCCCTTTAGCGAGATATCGGTAGTAGCGGAATCGATACCGCACTTAAAGCGCGGAGCGATGAAAGACTTTAAAAAAATAATGTTCGAAACCGGGCGCTGGTTCGAAGAGCGTTGGAATGCTACCGACTTTAAATATACCTTCGCTAACGGATCTGTAATAGAGTTCTTTTCGGCGGATAACGACGCTAAGCTAAGAGGAGCTAGAAGAGATTGGCTATATATGAACGAAAGTAATAATATGAGCTTTCACGCATATACCGAATTAGCCTCTCGTACTAAGAAAGGCGTATACCTAGATTGGAATCCTACTAACCCGTTCTGGTTTCACGACGAACTACTAAACGATACCGACGTAGACTTTTTAATTATTAACTACCTAGATAACGAAGCTTGCCCGGAATCCGCTTTAAACTTTATCCTAAAGGCTAAAGAGAAGGCTAGTACCGGATCAGGCTTTTGGACTAATTGGTACCGCGTCTACGGCTTAGGAGAGATCGGATCTCTAGACGGAGTAGTATTTAATAATTGGGAGCCTTGCGAGTCTATACCGAAAGAAGCCGAGTTTATAGCCTACGGATTAGACTGGGGTTTTACGAACGATCCAACGGCGCTTATAGAGGCTTATAGGTACGACGGAAAGATATACGTAAACGAGTTACTATATCAGACTAAGCTTACTAACGGAGAGATAATAGCGCGTTTAAAAGCCTACGGAGTACATAGCTCTAGAGCTATCGTAGCAGATTCGGCGGAGCCTAAGAGTATAGCGGACGTAAGTAACGCCGGTTTCTATATCGAGGCTGCTAGGAAAGGACCAGACTCTATAAAGGCTTCTATCGATAGATTACAACAGTACGAAATTAGGGTTACGAAAAATAGCCTAAATTTGATTAAAGAACTACGGCAGTACCGTTGGGCTAAGGATAGAGAAGGAAGAGCGCTTAACGCTCCGGAAGATATAATGAACCACGCTATAGACGCGTTAAGATATATAGGGTTAAATAAGCTTTCGCAGTTCGAGAATAGCGGTAACTACTCCTTCGCGGAAGATGACTACTAGTTTTGTGTTTAGTTAGTGATTTGACATACTACCCCCCGGCGTTTCTACGTTAGGGGTTTTTTAAAAAGTCGGGTGGCGGAATTGGTAAACGCAGTGGTAAGCGAGGATGACCACTTTAGGTATAAGGTGGGAACGCTCTAACATCTCTAAAAAATGCAGGTTCGAATCCTGCCCCGACTACTAACATAGCTCTCGCAGGCGGTTAATCCCCCGGTATTTCTATACTGGGGTTTTTTCTAGAAACAAAACTAGCAAAACGACCACTTATAGTATATGACGTTAGCGGAATATCAACGTATAGCCGGGTTCTGGGACTCCGAAAACGACGAGGTAACTCAGATCGCGTTAATCGTCTGCGATCTCTATAACCTCTCCTACGACGAGGTTAATAATATGGAGCCTCGTAAGTTCTTAAAGCTTTCTAAGAAGGTCGAGAAGTCTTTTATAGGTATAGATAAAAAACCCTTATATAGCCGTATTAAATTAAACGTAGACGCTTTTAGTATTACGCTAGGACAGTTTATAGAAGTACAACACTTTTTAAAGTTAGGCGAAATCGATAGTATGCACCTAGTAGCAGCTTCTATATGGGAAGATAAACGAGAGCATAAACTAAAAGCCGAGATACTCCTAAATAAAAATATACGATATGTTCTTAAAGATATTAGCGCCTTCCTTCTTTCGTTTGCTAATCTCCTTAATTCGTACAAAGGCTTATTTGAGGCGGAAGAGCAAAACCTTGAAGGCGAAGAAGACGCAAAGGTAGAAAAGCCGCATCCGTTTATAGAACAGTACGGATGGATATACTCCGCGAAGCAAGTAGCTGAGCACGAAGGTATTACTTTAGATAAAGCTTTCGAGCTACCTGTATTACAGGCTTTTAATACTTTAGCTTATCTTAAATCGTATCAATCGTATCAGAAATATATTAGTAAGTAATGGCTAGATCTATCGTACATACCGTTTTAGAAGATACCGATATAGAACTAGCCGGAGAGGCTAGAGCGGACTATACGCCGGTAGAGTTTAGCGATACGGGTAATACGGTAATACAGTTAGCGGCTACTTATATCGAGCTTATTAACGAAGAGATAGAGAAGAAAGACGTAGCCTCCTCGGGCTATATGCAGGATAATATAACGCCTACGGATCTCGAAGTAAAAGGAGATATCTTAACCGTAGGTATTAACGCTCCTCTATACGCCTCTTACGTAGACGAAGGCGTTAACGGTTGGGCGGTTAATCGCGGATCGAGATTTAATTATAAACGCGGAGCCGGTAAAAGAAAGAAAGGAGGTAGCTCCTTCGCCTCTAGTCCTATGGTTAAATCCTTAAAGGAGTATATAAATAGAGAAGGACAAAGTGCTAGAAACGTCGGGGTAGCCGTAACCGATAGAGAAGAGAAAGGTAGAACTATGCTAGACGCTACGACTAAAGCCGCAATGTCGATGGCTTATATGATAAAACGGCAAGGTATTAAACCTCGCCACTTCTGGCGCGACGCTACTAATACATTCCTACCTATAGCCGAGAAAGAACTAGGTAAGGCGGTAAAAATAGATATAATAAATAATTTAGTACCATGACGTTCGAATCAACCCCAGCTCAATACTCTTCCGTAAACGATCCTTTAGTATACGTCGTATACGACGCGCACGCCGCAGATCCTACGACATACCCTAACTATAAATACGTAGGAGAAGTATGGGTTAACGGAGTTCTAGTATTTACCGGTAAGTACTTTCCTAACCCAACTAATAATAGAGGTATAATCGATATCGGTACTATCGTACGCGAATATATTACGCTTAACTTCTTACCTTCTCTAGGTACTTTTACCGCTATAGAGCTAGGAGAAGGAGAGTGGTCTATATCTATCGTAGTAAAGATACGAGAAGAGTATAGTGGTACCGTAGGAGCCGTAGTATTAACGGACTCTACTCGTACGTACTTTAACCATTATAACGGTCGTATAAACGACTTTACTAACTTAGGCGATTACGACGACGACGTACTAAGTAATAGATCTAACGTAATTACTTTAACCTATACCGGATCTAATTACTTTATCTCCTACTTCGCGGAAACTACCGCTACTTTTAACGTCGTTATAACCGGAGGTACTTCTACCCGTACTAAGACTATAACTCCCGGAGCGGCTAATACGGCTATCGTTCTAAATATATCTCCTTCGGCTATTAACGACGAGTACCCCGGTAATTTTACTAGCGCTACTACTACTTATACGGTAGCTTTAGGTACTAAGACGTATAGAGTTAACGTAGTTTGCGAAGGAATGTATACGAATTACTACGTACACTTTTTAAATAAGCTAGGAGCTTACGATACTTTCTTATTTAATAAAGTATCTAAAAAAACTTTCGATATAGAAAAGAAATCATTTCAACAGTTAGGATATAGGGTTAGTTCTTCCGGCGTAGTATCGGTAGCGAGTAATAACGTACTATATCGACAGAAGACGGATTTCGCCGGTAGGTACCGCGAGAAGCTCCGTCTAAATAGCGATTGGCTTAGCGATCTAGACTACGCGTGGCTATCGGAGTTAGTCCTATCTAACGACGTTTACCTAGAAGACGAAGGCGAACTATACCCGGTAACTATTTCGGGTACTAACTACGAATTTAGAGAGCATATCGTAGACGGTTTAATTAACTTAATGATAGAAGTAGAATTTGGGGCTAGTTATAAAACGCAGTTCGCATGATAGAGCTTTACCTAGAAAATAATAAAGTAGATATTAACGAGTCCTTTAGTACGATCCTAACTCTAGCGATCGACGATATTAAAGACTTCGGAGCTAAAAATAGTACGTTTAGTAAAACGATCTTACTACCGGGTACGAAAAATAATAATAAGCTTCTAGGTAATATATTTAGCGTTAACGCCGCTAACTCGTATAACCCGGGAGGAGATAACGTAGGTATAAACTTTAACGCCGCTATAGCCGCTAACGCTATAATCTTCGCGGATAATATGCAAGTCTTTAAAGGTATATTCCGCGTCCTAGAAGTTATTATAGACGATGGCTTTATAGAGTACGAGTGCGCAGTATTCGGAGAGCTAGGAGGCTTTATAGCCGCTCTAGGTACTAAGAAGCTAGAAGATCTAGATTTCGGTATAGCGGACATAGCGTGGACTAATACTAATATCGCTAGTAGTTGGGATTCTATAGCCGGATCAGGCGTATACTTCCCGTTAATCGATTACGGGGTAGTATCGACTAATAAAGTAGACTTCGACTTTAAAGCATTTCGTCCGGCTCTATACGTAAAGGAATATCTAACGAATATTATAAATACCTCCGGATATACTTGGGACTTTCCTCTACTAAGTACGGCGCTATTCGATCGTTTAGTTATACCGAATAATCAGAAGGAGTTAACTAAAAATACCTCTGACGCGTTAGTGGCTACCGCTAAAACTAAAAATTATACCTCCGCCGCCGGTAACGTAGAGTTTAATATATCTAACGCAGGTAACTTTACTATAACCGGAAGCGGTAGCGACTTTACCTATAACTCCGGTACGGCTTTCGCCGGGAGTATTGTATTAAACGTATCCGGAGTTATAAACGCTATAAGTCCGTCTAGCGACTTTACGATACAGTTGCGTAAAAACGGTACGCCTATTTCTATCGTTACTTATACTTTACCCGGTAATAATTATAACTTTAACGCGATTCTAAACGTAGCTTCTATAGCTCTCGTTAATACCGATACTCTAGACGTAGATCTAGTAGGTAACTTTTCGGACTTAGACATAGAAGATGGTTATTTTAATATAATATCTACTACCCCTACCGATGTCGTTATTAACTACGGAGAAAATATAGTTATAAACGATACTATACCTAAAGGAATACTTCAGAAAGACTTTTTTTCTTCTATAGTTAAAATGTTTAATCTTTATATTTTCGAAGACTATACGACGGAGAAGAAGATTAAAATATCTCCTTTCGTAACTTTTTACGAAGACGCTACGGCGGTAGATTGGTCGCTTAAAGTAGATCGCTCGAAACCGATGCGGATAAAGCCAATGAGCGAACTTAACTCTAGATATTACGCCTATAAGTATAAATCGGATAACGATTTCTACGCCGAGAATTACCGTAAAAAATATAACGAGAATTACGGAGATCTTATTTACGATAGCGAGTACGAATTTGCGAAAGAAACTACCTCCGTAGAAGTAATATTTGCTAGCTCCGTACTTTATAAAGAATCCGGGACGGATAAAGTTTACCCGGCTATATATAAAAAGTCTAACGAGAATTTAAAAGAAGATAAGATAGATAGCGTAATTAGGATCTTACAAGCTAAGAAGATTACCGGAGTAACTACCTGGGCGCTTAAAAACGGAGGTACTACTCTAGCTTCTTATACCGCTTACGGGTACGCCGGACATTTAAACGATCCTAGTACCTCTAGCTTCGATCTAAATTTCGGCGTACCTAAAGAGATTACGTTTACGACTACTTCGTATACTCCTAATAACCTCTTTAACGTTTACTGGAGTTCCTACCTAGCCGAGATAACCGATAAAGACTCTAGACTATTAACCTCTACTATGAAATTATCTAATAGAGATATATATAATCTAGACTTCTCGAAACTAATATGGATCGACGGAGTATTATACCGTTTAAATAAAATAGAAGACTTTAATGCTTCTAAAGAAGATACTTGTAAAGTAGAGTTAGTTAAAATTATAAATAGGATATACTAATGGCGGATATAAATATAAAAGCACAGATACAGGTAGATACCGGAGATAGCGCGAAGAAGGTAGAAGGCGTACAGAACGCGGTTAAAAATACCGGAGCCGGAGTAAAGGACGCTGGGGCGCAATTCGGTAAACTAAAAGGAGAGCTAGGCGCTCTATCTCCGGCGTTAGGTCAAGCCTCGCAGGGAGTAGGAGCGTTAACGCAGGCTTTTAATATCCTAAAGGCTAACCCTATTATAGGAGTCTTCGCTCTTATAGCCGGGTTAGTTGTAGCGTTATTTCAGAAGTTTAAACAAATGGAAGGCGTTGCCGACTCTCTAGGTAAAGCCTTCGGTACTCTTAGCGGAGTATTTAATACGTTTATAAACGGTATACTAACGCCTCTTATTGACGGCTTTACCTGGCTTATAGAAAACGTTACCGGCGGTTTAATTAGTGTCCTATCCGCTCTAGGAGTAACTACGGAACAGACGGCGCAACGCTTCGGAGAGATTACCGAAGCACTAGACGATTTAGAAGACGCGCAGAAAAATTCGGCTATAGCTACGGCGGAGGCTAACCGTAAACTACAAGAAGCTAGGGAGATCGCGGCGGACGCTAACGTACCTATAAAGCAAAGGATCGCGGCGCTTAAAGAAGCGGCTCGTATCGAGAAGGAAGAGAGCGATAAAGTTATAGCGATAAATCAAACTAAGGCTAGGCTCCTTCTAGAGTCTATGGCTATCGAGTTAGGAGCTAGGGCGGACGTTATTAAATCTATTCGAGAGGGTTCTATAGAGTCGTTAAAGGCGGCTCGTTTAGAATTAATGAATATGAAGAACGTCGATAAAGAGAAGTTATCTCAAATCGACGCTATGATTATCGCGGCGGAAGACGCTGCGGCTCAGAGCGCTAAGATCGCTAAGAAAACTCAGGGGCAGATTACTTCGATCGAGAAAGAGGAGAGCGATAAGAGAGAGGCAATAAGGAAAGCTAACGAAGAGAAGAGAAAGAAAGCTCACGAGGATGAACTTGCTAGAATAAAGAAAGAACGTGACGCGTATTTAGATAGAATTATCGCCGGTAGGCTAGGAGAAGAAGAACAGACGGCTATAGATAACCGTCGTAAAGAATCTATAAAAACTATAGAGCCGGTCGTTAAAGGATCTATGGAGGCTAACCTGCAAGCGATCGGAGCCGTATCTAACGCTAATACGGAAGCTGCTTTAAAGAAGAAAAAACTAGATGACGAAGAAGCGGCTAACGTAGCGATGCGCGAACAATCTAAGCGCGACGCTCTTAAAGGTACCGGAGAAGCTTTAAACGCCGTAGGAGAAATAGTAGGAAAGCAAACGGTAGCCGGTAAAGCTTTAGGTACCGCTACGGCTTTAATTAATACTTTCTTAGGTATTACGGAGATCTGGAGAAATAAAACCGTAATACCGGAGCCTTTCGGTACGATCGCTAAAGTAGCGGCTACCGTTACGGCTGCGGCTTCCGGCTTCGCGGCGGTACGAGGTATAATGCGTACTAACGTACCCGGAGGCGGAGGAGGGGGAGGTCAGTCTATACCTTCGGTATCTTCGGCTACGCCTCCCGTACAGCCGCAGGCGCTAGGTATGCAGTTAAATTCCGCTAGTATTCAAGGTATCGGGAACGCCGCAGCCGGAGGAGTTAATAGGGCTTTCGTACTAGATACGGATATAAACGATAGTCAAGAAAGACAAGCTAGGCTACAGAGAGCCGCTAGGTTAGGATAATAAATAAAAAATATATAAAATGAAAAAATTACCGATTTACGAAATGCTAATCGACGAAAACGTAGATAGCGATATGCAAGTAGACTTTATCGCCTTAGTGGACAAGCCTGCGATTAAAAAAGACTTCCTAAAATTTAGCGAAGACTTTATAGAGCCTTCTAAAGGAGAGAGGGAAACCGAATTTATACCGCGTTGTATATCCTACGTAGTTAACGAAGGAAAGGATAACGAGCAAGCGGTAGCTATCTGCTACTCTATCTGGGAGCAACACTTCGCCGAAGAGTCCTATAACGATTATCCGGACTCCGTTAAGAATAACGCTAAGGCGGCGTTAAAATACGCTGAAGAAAACGGATGGGGTTCTTGCGGTACTCCCGTCGGGAAAGCTAGAGCTAACCAATTGGCGAACGGCGAGAAGATCAGTATAGAAACTATAAAGCGTATGTACTCGTACCTATCTAGGCACGAAGTAGATTTAGAAAATAGTAAGGGATACGGCGATGGCTGCGGTAAACTCATGTACGATTCCTGGGGCGGGAAGTCCGCTCTATCTTGGGCGGAGAGTAAGATAAAAAGCGTAGAGCGTAAAGCCTTCGCAATTCAAGACGAAGAGCGTAGGATTATATCTGGTCCTCTAATGGTCGCAAATCAAAAAATATACCGTAACGATCCGGAGCTAGGAGAATATGAGGTATACTTTTCTCCCGAAACGATTACTAAGATTGCGATTAAATTAGCTAAGAAGGGATTTCACAACAACGTAAATTTGATGCATAACTCCGATATGCAGGTACCCGGAGTAACGTTATTCGAGATATTTCAATCCGATAAGAGTAGAGGTATAATGCCTATTAAAGGCTTCGAAGATCTAGCAGACGGTAGTCTTTTCGGATCTATGTACGTCGAAAACGACGTAGCTTGGAAGTACGTTAAAGACAATTTAATTAAAGGTTTCTCCGTCGAGGGTAATTTCGGTATGAAGAAAAAAGATAAATACGATGAAATCTTTGAAAAAATAGTTGATATCTTAAATGAAACAAACTTTTAAAAACTACCACTTAACTTAAAATATTCTTATTATGTCGACTAGAGAAGCAATCGAAACAATAAAGTCTATGCTATTCGGTAGCATGGTTCCGCCTCAACCCGTTATCCCGGCTTCCGGAGAAATGGCTCCTAATCTTGCGCCTAAGTCCGGTGTAGAGTCAAAGTTTGAAGACTATAAACTTAAATCTGGTGCCGTAGTTTCTATCGATAAGCTCGACGTAGGCGGATCTGTAACTCTCGACGGCGCTCCGGCTCCGGACGGAATGCACGAACTCGAAAACGGGAAAGTAATTATGGTAAGCGGCGGACTTATTACCGAAGTAAAGGAAGCTAACGGAGCGGCTCCGGTAGTAGAGGTAGAAGTAGAAGCGATGAAGAAACTCCCCGGTATGTTTAGCGCTATCGAAAACGGAGTTAACGATCTTAAAAAAGTAGTAGAAGATCAGGCTAGGACTATCGCCGTACAGCAGGAGTCTTTAAAGCAAATGTTTTCTCTCGTAGAAAAGATCGCTAATAATAGTATCGAAGCTCCGAAAGAGCAATCTAAAACATTTGAAGAGATGACTCCTCTCGAGAAGTTTCGCGCACAAAAAGGATAAATAAAATGGCTTTAAAAATAAAAGACGGCGTAGAAATCTGGGCGTATGGTCCGCGATCTAATCCGTTTACTAACGAATCAAATCTAACTCAAGATCAACTAGAGCACCTTAAAAGTAGGTTTCCGGACGATATCGAGGAAGAGAAAGAGGTTAAAATTTCAAAATCTAAAAACAAATAACAATGGCAATTTCTGCAACAATCGTGGACATCAGAGGCAAAGCCTATGAGCCCATTCTCGAGGAGCTTCTGTTTGAAAACAAAACAGTTGCTGACAATTTAGTATCGTTCGAAACCGACGTTAAGAACGAAACTATCTTTACCGAAAATACTAACATTGTAAGCTTGCAAGCTTACGCCTCCGGCGCTCCAACTTCGGCTGGTACATTTACTCTCGTTGATACCGCAGTAACTCCTACTAAGGTAATGTTTTATCAAGAGTTTGATCCTAACGTACTCCGTCCTTCTCGCTTTAAGAGGTCAATGAAGCCCGGCGCTTGGGAAATTATGAGCACAGAGTTCGAGCGTACCGTTATGGCAGCTTACGGTAAAGAGGTATCTCTCGACGCGGAAACAAAGTGGTGGACCGGTATTACTTCCGCTACTAAGACAGCTATCGCCGCGCTTACCGCCGGTACCGCTAATAACCAAGTTGGAGCCGCCGAGCAAACATGGGCAGCAGCTCAAACGGCTACTCAGTTCGACGGAGTAGTAGCTAAGATGATTTATAACAACGCCGCACTTGGTTTACGCGTTAAGGTTGCAGGAACTACAATCGATGCAGGAGATATCGCAGTTGAGTACGGAAAGGTTTACGCCGCTATCCCTGCGGTAGTTTTAGCTCAAACCGAAAAGCCGTATTTCTACGCTCCTTACTCTCATAAGCAGTTTATTAATATCTTTAACGTTAGCGCTACTTACCGCGATCTTTTCGCAGTAGACATTAAGGCTGATAAGTACTTCTATAACGGTATCGAAATTAAATTTGTACCGCTTCCAGAGAATTGTATTATAGCCGCTCTTCCTTCTAATCTTATCTGGTGTACCGACCTCGTAGCAGATATTAATAAAATGGAGATTAACAAAGTAGCGAACAATAGAGAGGATATGTTTGTAAAGCATATTTTCACTATCGCGGCTCACGTAGCTCGTCAGGCTAACAACGTTCTGTATCTCGGGTAAATAACAATGGGCGGATGAATTAATCCGCCCTAACTTAAAATATAATATTATGCCTTGTGCACTAACAACCGGATATAACTTAGACTGCCGCCTTAATTACGGCGGTGTAAAAGAAATATACGTTATTGAGTTCGAAAACGTAACCTCTTTTACTCAGACCGCAGGACTAGTTACAGCTATTACTAAGGCTTCTACTAAGACATTTAAAAAGTATAATCTAATAGCGCATACCGGCGAAGGAGATGAAGCTCTAACGGCATCGCGCGAAATGGGTACGCTTAGCAATAAACAGACTATTAAATTCCCGATTAACAATATGACTACTGCCGTAAGGAATGAGTTATTCCTACTCGCGCAGAATAGGTTAATATTTGTTATCGTAGATGAGAATAGCGTTAATTGGATGTACGGCTCCGATTACGGATTAACGCTTACTACCGCCGCCGCTAAGACGGGTAAGGTACTAGCAGATCGTAACGGGTATGAGTTGACTTTCGAAGGTGACGAGAAGAATCTCGCATACGAAGTTAATGACGCTACTCTAGCTACTCTTCTTACATAACTTTTCTTCGTAGGCTTATAAATTAGGGGTATCGATATCGGTACCCTTTTTTTATTAAACAAAATCGCGTTTTTTGCCACTATAGTATAATGATCGTATATACTATAGGTCAACAGTCCGATACTTTAGTAACGCTTAACGAATCTACTACGATCGTTAACGCTTACTATCTTTTCGTATTTACTAACGTATCGACTAAGGTAGTATATAAACAGATCGTTAATAGTACTAGCGATACGTCTAGTTATCCGGATAGAATAAATATATATAGCTTTAATACTATAACGCTTTTCGCTTCGGCGCAGGCAGGTCAATATAGCTACGAGGTTTACGAGCAGGCTAGTTCTACTAATACTAATCCTACCGGGTTAAATTTAGTAGAGTGCGGTAAAATGCTTCTAAACCCTGCGACTAATTTAATACAACAAGGATATGAACCAACGACGACATATAAAGGATACGCCGGTTAATTTCGAAGGCGATTTAATAGAGGTAAAGTCGCAAGACTTTGCCGATAGTCGTATACCTTTAATGCAAGAAAAACGAGGCTATGATTATATACCTTTCGGAGATCGAAACGACTACCCGACCTATCTACTTTGGTTATACAATAAATCCGCTAAACACAACGCTATCATCAACGGTAAGTGTGTTTACATACTCGGTAATGGCTTAAAGTCCGAAGAGCCAGCCGGGGAAATATTCCTAAAGAAGGCTAACGAATCGCAATCTTGGGATCAGTTAATGAAATTAGCCTGCCTCGATATAGAGAATTTCGGAGGCGTATATTTTCAAGTTATACCTAAGTTAGCCGGAGGTTATAATTACTACCATATCGCTTACGAGCGGATGCGTACTAACGAGTATAATAATACCTTCTACTATAAAAAAGAGTGGAATAATAATATGCTAAAACCGGAAACTAGTTACCCTAAGTTTCGTCCGGGTATAGCTGAAACCTCTATTTTTTACTATAAGGAGTATCGGTGCGGTAAAGCTCCCTACGCTCTCCCGTCTTGGGTAGCCGCTTGTAATTGGGTAGAGTCCGATATAGAAGTATCTAGGCATACTTTAACGAACGCTAAAACAGGCTTTAGCTCTTCGAAGTTTATTAACTTTTATAACGGAGAGCCGGAAGAACAGAAGAAGGCTAAGATACAAGCGCGTCTAGAAAACGCCGCTACCGGAGCCGAAGGTAAAAAGTTGTTAATAGGATTTAATAACGATCCGGCTAAGAAGCCTACCGTAGACGATTTAGGCGCTTCGGATCTTACTAAAGAAGATTTCTCCGGAGTAGATAATCTTATAACAAATAACATCTTCTCCGGGCATAATATTACGCACCCACTCCTATTTGGTATACAGCAAGAGGGGAAGCTCGGTAATGCTAGCGAATTAAAAACGGCGTACGAAATATTTAAAAATACGTACGTAACGCATAAGCAGAAGCAGATCGAAGAAATCGTAGGTTATTTTTCTAGCGTAGCCGGGGTAGAGGCGGAGTATAAGATTAAAGACGTAGAGCCGGTAGGAATCGAATTAGATCCGGTACAGTTTAAGGAGCTTATACCTAAAGAGTGGATACTAGAAAAGCTAGGTATAGATCCTTCGAAGTACGGAATAGAACCTACGGCGCAAGTAGTAGGTCAGTCTTTAGGTAACGAGAAGCTAGTACAGTTATCCGGAAGGCAGCAGCAGAATCTAATGAGGATCGTCCGCTTATTTAGTCAAGGTAAGTTAACGAAGGCTCAGAGCGCGATACAGTTACAGGCTTACGGGTTTACGAACGATCAAATAAATCAGTACCTTGGGTTAGACGATAATCCTAGTACTAACGACGAAGCTTTTAATTCGGACGAAGAAGACGAGTATATAGCGGATATGTTTCTAGAGTTCGGAGAAGATCGAGCTAACTATACCGTAATTAAATCAGAAGTATATCTAGGCGATGACGAGGATATGCGTCAAACCTTCGCCGTAGTAGGAGAGTATACGGAGAGAGAGGCTAAGATCCTAGAGTTACTTAAAAAGCAGCCGGATCTAACTAACGATAAAATAGCCGAGGCTTTAAAATACGAAAAGACTATCGTAAACGATATTATAGAATCTCTTACTAAGTCCGGCGTAATACTTCCTTTAACCGAAGGCGGTAAAGTAATCCGTAAGATAACGGAGAGGCTGCCTAAGACTGTTCTACCCGAGATTAAGGTATTATATTCCTACGAGAAGAGAAGCGACGTAGCTGGCCCCGAGCTGCTTCCTACGTCGCGTCCTTTCTGCCGTCGTATGGTATCTATTTCTAAAACGAGATTATTTACTAGGCAAGATATACAAAGACTATCCGAAAGACTAGGATACTCCGTCTTTACTAGAGCCGGCGGTTTTTGGAATAATAACGGAGTAGTAGAGTTTCACTGCCGTCACGCGTGGATTAAAAACGTAGTTATAAAAAATAAATAGATGCCAACAGTTACTTATATAATCCTTCCTAGCGTCGTTAAAGAGCGTATGTCGCTACACGACAACGTAGACGATAAACTTATATACCCGGAGATTAAAGCCGTACAAGATCTTTATATTATGCCTCTCCTCGGCTCTACGCTCTATAATAAAATTCTATCGGATATAGCCGCCGGTACGTTAGCCGGAGATTATAAAGATCTAATGGATAACTACCTAATAATGGCTATCTGTAACTACGTAATGAGCGAACTTCCCGAAGGTTTAAATTACCAGTTTTGGAATAAAGGAGTATCGCAGAAAACGGTAGATAACGCTACGCAGCCTAGTATGTCCGAAATGTATAGTATCGTAGCTAAGTATAAATCGAGAGCGGAGCATTACGTTAACCGCGCTAGAATGTACCTAATAGAGTACGGTAACGAGAAGTTTCCGGAGTACGTAACTTTCGTAGCCGGAGTAGATACCGTCTACCCTGATCGTACCTCTTATACGATTCCTATATACTTAGGTAACGAAACAGAAGTACCTCCGGATGATTACTCTTTAAATAAGCGACCTCCGGCAGGTTATAATAGTAACGATCCATTTTATATATGAGTAAAAACATAAGTAAAAAAAACCTAATAAAACTACGCCTCTTTTTAGCGACACAGGAAAAAAAGAATGACACTAAAGGAAATTATATCAAGGTTAGAGGAGTTAGCGCTAAGCCATCGGCAGATTAATCATTTCTTTATCGGAGCACCCGATGAGTTTTTAGATTCTACCGACGTTACTTACCCTGCGCTATTTGCGGAATTAAAGCCGGACGGTAACGTATCTCTAACCGATAGAGTAGCTAACTATAACTTTACGTTCTATTTTTTCGATTTAATGGATACCGCTAATAAATCGTTAGCAAACGTTTGGGACGTTACGAGCGATATGTCTTCGGTAGCTCAGGACTATCTAGCGCTTCTTAAAGACGTAGACTATACTACCTGGGAAGTAGGAGAAGAGTACGCTTTAAATATCGTAGACTATCAATTACAGGATCTAACGTGCGGAGTATCCGTAGACGTAACTATAGGCGTACGGTTCGACGCTAACCGTTGTCAAGTACCTAGTACTTATACCTTCGAGGAGTACGCTTCGGATACGTTAACGTTAAAGCAAACCGTAGGAAGGATAGAAGCCTTAGCTACGGCGCATAAACAAATTAACCACGTATTTATAGGATCTTTCGACGAGTTCTTAGACGGAGAAGACGTAACATACCCGGCTATGTTCGGAGAGTTAAATCAGACTAGTCGTATAAGTCTAACGGATCGTTTAGCTACGTATAGCTTTACATTCTATTTCTTCGATCTTCTAGATATAGCGGATAGAAGTCTAGCTAACGAGTTTGAAGTTAAAAGCGATATGGCTTCTGTAGCTTTAGATTTCCTAGCAATGCTTAACTACTTCGGCTTTCAACATTCGTGGGAGATCGGTACCGATTACCCTATGCAGATAAAGGATTATCAATTACAAGACTTAACGGCTGGCGTATCGATTAAGGTAGATATATCTACTCGCTTCGACGCTAATAAATGTCAAGTACCGGTAGATCTAGGTAACTTCTTACTCTGGGATGACGGGCAGTACTTCCTTATTAATAACACAGATAAACTTATATATGCCGAATAAAAAAATTAATCAGTTAGACGTTAAGGTTGCGGTATCGACTGACTTAATGTTAGTCGGAGATCCGGTGACGGGAACCTCTTTTAAATCAACAGTCGCAACATTACCATTGGTTCCCTATACAGGCGCAACTGCAACCGTTGACTTAGGTGATAACGACTTAGAAGCGGGTTCAGTATTTGTAGAAGGTGCTTCTGGGACAGGTGGTGCATTAAGAATAAAACAGTTTGCGAGTTCAGGTGCGAATTTAGATGGTTATTCTACAATAAGCACTTTAAATACAGGAGTATTTTATTTTACAGCTGCTGCTACTTCGCCAAATTTTAAAAACTTTGTTTTAAACCCAAGTGGTTTAACTGATAATACTCTTAGGACATATACCTTGCCAGACCTTAGTGGTACATTGGCATTGTTGAGTGATATTACACCTGGTCTTACATCTGTTGGTCTTTCTATGCCTTCAGCATTTGCGGTTAGTAATTCACCTCTAACGAGCAATGGAACAATAGCGGTTACGGGCGCAGGTACATCGGCACAATATATCAGAGGAGATGGTCAATTAGCTAACTTCCCTACAAATGGCGGTGGCGGTTCATCGGTTAATTATTATTTAAATGGTTCTGTAACTCAAGGAACTTTTGGAGGTGACACTTACTATGAAATGAGTAAGACGCCTGTACTTGGTGCAGGAACAGACTTTACAAGGACAAACGCACAAGGAAATGGTTATATCGCATCATTTATAACTGATGCAGGAGACCCATCGCTTTTAAGCATACCAGGAGGAAATTGGAACTTAGAGTTCTATTTCAATGCAAGTAGTAGTGGAAGTACACCTCAATTTTATGGTGAGATTTACAAGGTTGATGCATCTAACAACTTTACCCTTATCGCAAGTGCTTCGGCGAATCCCGAAACAATTAGTAGTGGAACAATAGTTGACCAATATTTTACATCTATTCCCGTTCCACAAACATCACTACTTTCAACCGATAGGTTATCGGTTAGGATTTATGTCATTCCAAGTGGTAGAACAATAACACTACACACCGAGAATAGCAACCTTTGTGAGGTTCTTACAACCTTCTCAACTGGTTTAAATGCACTCAATGGGTTGACATCTCAAGTGCAATACTTTGCAACGGGTACAAGCGGAACAGACTTTGCAATCAGTTCAGCAACAGACACACATACTTTTAATCTACCAATTGCATCAGCAACGAATAGGGGTGCATTGAGTTCTGCTGATTGGAGTACGTTTAATGGCAAGGTAGGCGGTAGCGGTGCAACGGGACAAGTTGCATATTGGAATGGAACGAGTAGTCAGACGGGGAGTAATAATTTGTTTTGGGATGCTGCAAATAGTAGGTTGGGGATTGGGACTAATTCTCCTGCGAATACCTTGCACTTGTCTGCATATAATACAACAAACTCACAAGTAAGAATAGGGTCTTTAGAATTACAATCATTTTCATTAAATAATGGTTGGTTAGGTTCTAATATTTTTTACAATTCAGGTTTTGTTGTAAGAAATACTGGCAGAACGGGAATGTTTTATTTTTTAGATGATGAAGGTCAATTTAGAATGACAACATCATTAGCTGCTGGCACTGTAATAACTTCAACAGACACTGTCCAATTAAAAATAAATAGTTTAGGCAACTTTGCATTAGGACAAGCAATAAGTAATGATAGGAATGTTTTTACTGGTGCAAAATTAGTTTTTTATGGCAGTACAGGAAATTTGTTGATTGGCACTACCACCGATGGCGGTCAGCGTTTGCAGGTGCAGGGTGATGCGTTTATAAAGGGGAGTGGAGCAACGAGTGCGACAAGTGCTTTGTTGGTGCAGAATAGCGGTGGGACAACAACATTAACTTTAAACAACGCAGGCAACCTCGGTTTGTCAGTTACACCGAGTGCGTGGACTTCGTATGTTGCAATGGAATTAGGTAGGGCAGGGAATAGCATATTTGGATATAATGGAGCAGAGATTGGTTTAACAAGCAATGCTTATTATAATTCAGGATGGAAATATGGCGGTACTGGTGCAGCAACTTTGTTTGGAAATTCTGCTGGTTCATTTTCTTGGTTTAATGCACCATCAGGCACCGCAGGTAACGCTATATCCTTTACCCAAGCAATGACGTT